TTACTAGCATCAAGCCCTACACCTCTTGTTGATCCTTCGTCAATAGCAAATTCGGTATCAAAAATAACAGGTATTACTCCCAGCTTCTGAGCGTTAGCAAGAACCTTATTAACTACAAATGTCTTACCGGTCATTGACTCACCTGAAAAGCCAACAATACGGCCCTTTGGTATACCGCCTTTGCGGCAGCTGCCTCCAAGAATAGCATTTAAAGCATAACAACCTGTATCATACCAGGTATCGACATTAGATAGAGCGTTCTCGTCTAGCATCGATGCTTCGCTATTCATCGCATCAAGCTTCTTAAAAATATTATCAATTTCTTTACTCATATATAAAGAGTATAACACCGAGATTTTAATTATCAATAAAAAAAGCGGTGAATAAATTCACCGCTTCAAAAAACGCAGATGTTTTTATAATTTTTATTTCTACTCGTCAAAAAGCTTAACAACCTTCTGATCGTTAGCTGCAGCAGCTGGCTGAATTATAGAAGGCTCAGCAAAGAGCTTTGTATACTGGTCAACAAGGCGCTGATCGTTCTCAATGTTAAGACCGACAACAACTGTCGCGTAGTGAAACTTCCACTTTGTACCCTCCGTCTTATTCTTCTCGCTAACAAAGTCGCGGAAGTAAAGCGGAATGGTCTGAACGTTAAGCTGTCCCTGCTGGGTAGGCTGTACGTGAATGATTGCAGGATTCTTAACTACAAAAGAAGCACCATTGTCTACGTCCTCAACGAACTCAGCAAGAAGGGTGCGGCCAATGTGATCAACGAATGTAATGATTTTTGGTGTATCGCTCATATTTCTTATATATTACTATAATTTTTATAAAAATCAACTATACACCAAGTAATTCAAATAAATCAGTTTGTAATTGTTGACTCGGTGCCTTAATGCGCCAACCGACAGTATCATAAAGTCGCTCCACTGCCGATAAAACAATCTTTTCAAAAATGAGTTCATAGTCAGGTTCAAATATATCAGCAAACTCCTTAGGGTATTCGTATTTGTACGCAATTTCAGATATACCATATCTGTTTGGCTTACGAACAGCAAATGACTTTAATTTATCACCGGAGCCAAGTTTTTCATATTTTCGCTCAATATTAAATTTATCAACAAGCAAATTATAAAAATAAGCAGCCTTAACATGATGCGGCATTCTCTTAACTGTTTGAAAGCCATTACAATGTCTTGCATATTTTTCATAATCTGTAATACCTGAAACAGATGCAATGTCATCGACAGATAGTGACTTAAACTCTTCGTATGTCTTGAGAAACGCTTTGTCAGTTTCTTCTTTTGACTTTGTAAGCAACATTGTTTCAACAATGTTCTTTACATGTACCTTAATTGTTGCAGGCATTGTAGTACGCACTACCTCAACACCCGTATATTTAAATTTACTACAAGGTATACCTTCATCGTCAAGTACATGAAGAATGTATCGTTTCTTCTTTAAGAAGACTCCTACATCAGCGATCTTCTCTCGCTTAAAGTTTAACCTACAGTCATTAGAACCGAGAGATCTCGTACCCCATGTCTGAATATTCTTATTAAGATACTGCTCTATCTCCTTCACTGCATCATAATATTCAGACGTAATCTTACCATCCTTTCCGACCATTTTAATACCGAGTTTGTTAACAAGGTGCTTTACTGAGATGTATGAGCTATCGGTGTCATTATAGATAACAGGATTATCCTTCTGAATATCATCATCTGTTAATTGTGCCTTATCTTTGATGTAATCAATAAGCAATTTATTAGATTGCTTGATAGCAGCTTGACCAGTTAAAGTAATAGACTCAGCAAGCTCATCATCACCAAGAGGACTATGCTTGTTACCAAAGTATCCGTAAATTGTATTAATTAGAATCTTAATTGTATGCTGTGTAATGTTAAGATATTCAATTTGATCTTCTAAATCTTTATACTCAGCTGTACCCTTAGTAAGGGTGAGAATCTTTCTTTTCGCTTTGGATAATTGTGTTTTTACCTCAACACGCTTTTTATAGAAGTGATCAACAGCTTCAGGAATGATACCTCTTTCCTTCTGTGAAAAAAGAACATATGCTCTCGAAACAGCTACATTTTCTTGCTTAATAAATGATGCAAACTTCTCTTTTGAAAGAGTGTATTCTGATCCATTTACATGCCTGATGGTAAGCTTACCATCATCTGTATATTCAATCTCTCTCCTATCATCATTATTCTCATCTCTCCATTTTTTGTGAACAATTGTACCGATTTTTGTCTCAGGAGAAAGGTTAAGAGTAATCATCACGTTTGGGTATAGACTGTTAGCGTCAAACGATACAATATGCTCTTGAAATCCAGGCTGTGGGTCACCGACGTAAGCTCCAGCGTTTTGTGGTCCACCTTCTATTACATCTTTCTTAAATGTAGGTATTCGTTGCCCTCTTCCACGAGCTCTAATAGCAGCAAGTCCGGTGATAACACTCAACGAACCAAGCGCTCCCTCGAACGTTGTGAGACCAGCGTACGCAATAAAGCGAAGAAGCTGGATATATTTCAACTTCCGCTCTAGCTTAACAAGCAGATTAACGTCCTGAATATTATACTCAATAAACAAATCCCAGTTATCATCAGATAAGGTTGCTAGATCAGTATCACCATAATCGATCTTTGTTTCTTCAAGTTCTATCTCACCAATATAACCTAGTTTATATGATTCACGCAATACGGGACAGAAACGTCGATAGATCTGCATGTAATCGACGCATGATACACCTTCGATATGCCATCTCGTTTGCTCTCTACCAAACTTACCCATGAACTTACGTGAGCGTATTCTACCGATAGGCGATAACCTCTTTGCAGCATCTTCACCGAGTATACGTGTAATTCGATTGATAATGTAGGGCATATCGAAGAATTCGCTATTCCAGCCAGAAAGAATGTCAGGATAGTCGTTACAAAAATAATCGAGAAATTTATTGAGTAATTCCTTTTCCGTCTTACATGCAATATAGGTTACATTGTCAAAGCTCTTTTTGCATTGCTTTGATCCCCATGTCATAAATTTATTGGTTAGCGTATCATAGATTGTAATGACATTAATAGGATGATTAGCGGTCTCGATATCAGGAAATGCATCTGGACTGTATGTCTCGATATCGAGAAAATATACTTTAAGCGGGTATTTAGAGAAATCCGGTGTCTCGTTTACCTGTCCAAATTGATCAATAAGAAATTGTTGTTGTACACTTAAATTCTCAAATACACGTACAATATCGTTGTCTTTTAAATACTGTGATCTCTCGGCTTGATGATTGAATTTTTTCTTGCGGAGCTTGGTATTAAAGATACTAACACAATCCTCATTATGAGTAGTTTCTACATATATGTACGGTTCAAATGATGTATCGTATGATATGCGGTTGCCATTCTCATCCCATGAGAATAGACGCATGGATTGTTCGCGCGGTAAATATGCTACATTTCTATACACACAACTAGTATAAAAACTGCTCGATAGAAATCAAGCTACAATACCATTAATAGGATTAAGAAGCTTTCGTTGCGGATCACCATACGGTAGCGTATAGAGCTCTACATACTTGTCAATATTGCTATCATTTTCAAGCCAACGCAATTCGGCCGTCTTACGTGCTTTAGATGAAAGATTCATATAACGACCTTTCTTTGAAAGAATGTCATCAAGTTGATCGATCATCTCATCGCCTGTATTGAACTTGAATGGTGCATCTTCATATGTACACAGATCCTGACATACAATCGGTATACCATAACAATTTGCTTCAACTAGCTTTAGATCACTCTTAGCTTTGTTAAATGTATTATTCTGCAACGGTGCAACCATAGCATTGACTCTCAATGTATGAATCTTCTCTGGGTATGTATATAATCTCTCCCAAGGGTGGAACTCAGCTTCACCAGAAGAAATCATGTGCTGTAAAGGTAGAGGATAGGCGCCGAGGAATACCCATTGATATTTGTGCTTTGTAGCTTCAATTACACGGCATACATGCGCAAAATCATCATTCTGACCTACACGATTATCAACATCAAAGTGAGCACCTGACCCTGCGTAAAGAATTCTCGGCTTCTTTTTGCTTATATCATAATTTTCAGAAATACGCTTTTCATTATAATAATTACCCATCCAGAATTTCGGTGGGTAGTTTGGTATGACGGTAATGTTTTTATTGCCTGTCTTACTCATATAATAATCTTTCATGAAATCACATGTAACGGTAATCTCGTCGCACATTTCCATAATTGCCTGTGCATGCTGACGAATCTCAGGATCCGTGAACGCAGGCTTAAATTTATTATAATCAGGAATATCTTCACTAAAGACCAAATCATCAATTTCATAGATTAGTCGGAAACCGAATTCTCTACTCAACTGTTTTAGAAATTCTACAAACTTACGTTGATGTATAGTAGCTTGACGTTGAATGCGTACAGCTTTTGTACCCCTAAAGTAATTAGGATCAAAACTCATAACCGTACTTCCATGTACGACTAGTTTTTGATGAGCATTCATAATATGCTCAGGCCAAA